CACAAGGCGCAAAATGATGTTTCTGCTACTAAGGAGCTATTTCAACACTTCACCAATAGAATGAGATCTGGGGGTAACGGGGGTGGCGAAGGTGGATCTGTAATAGAGAGTGTAAGAGCAAGAAAGAGTTTTAGTTTTTAATTAATAAAATAAATAAAAATGGTAAAGTTTAACAAAGATGATAAAGTAAGAGTTTTTGTCTCCACAAACCCTAACAATAGTATTGTTGGTGTGATAGAGGAAATTATTGGCAATGATGGACTTTTAAGAATAAAGTGGGTAGGTAGCACTCCTTATATTACTGTGATAGATAGTAGAGAAGTTAAGATAAAGTTACATGAAGATGAGTTAACAAGTTCAGCACCTTCATGTGATACAGTTAATACTATACAAGAACATATAGATCACCCTGAACATTATGGAGGTAAAGATAATCCATATGAAGCTATTAAGGTTATTGAAGCTTGGAAGCTAGGGTTTAATCTTGGTAATGCTGCGAAATATATTTCAAGAGCGGGTAAAAAAGATAAGGGTTTAAATAGACAGGATTTAAAAAAAGCTAAATGGTATTTAGAAAGAGAAATAAATAAATTAGAAAAGGAGATGTAGTATGACGGGAATAGTAAACAAAGTAGGAGATGAATTAGATTTGATGATGGTGAGGCCTAGAAAAGGTAAAAAGCCTATAGCTAGAACAACTGAAGGTGTAATATGTTTGATTGATAAGAATGAAGATGATAGAGGTTTTTATGCATATGATTCTGTATGGAGGTGTAAGGTAGTAGATGTTAAGCAGAATTGTATCGTAATTAAACCTATTAGGTTGCTAGCAACAGAAGAACGCAAATGTAATATTACAGATGATTCAAGGAAAAAGAATAGAGGTATAATAGGTTTTATTAGAGATCTTCTTAGATAAAATTATGAAATATTGGAATGAAAAAACATTTAAATCATTTATAGGAAGTCTTCTTTGGAATACAAGTGAAACACTGTGGATTCCATTGGGCAGATTTGCTCCAAAAGTATTTGGATGGATGATGGGGTGTAAAAATAAAAAACAAATAAAATAAATAAACAATTATGATAATAAATATGCCAAATAAAGATAGTATGTCAGTTCAAGAAGTAACTGATTACATAAAAAACGAAGCTAATAGAACAAAAGCTGTTGTCTTAGCAAAACAATTAATAGATGTTATGGGGAGAAGAAAGTGGTTTAAGGTGAGGGATGTTCAAAATCGTTTTACTATAAACGGTATAGAGGCCACCCAGAAACTCGAACTCCTAAAAGTATTCGGTTTTGCTAGAGTGAAAACTAGTAGAGGTGGAGAGAAAGAATATTCTGTAGAACTAGATAAAACATCTGAGCTTTTATTCATCAAAGATGAGATAGCTATTTATACAAAGAGGATAGAATTCCTATCAAAAAGACAAAAAGAGTTAGAAGAAACACAAACAGAGGAAGATGTTAAACATTAAGCAAATAGATAAACTCTTCAGTATACTGCGTAGAAACAATATAATATTTCTATGTAAGCAATTAGGTGCTAATTATCTTACATCTGAAGAACTAAAAGTATTAAAAGGTTATGGTGTAAACCCTTCTACTTTTTACAAGAAGAAGGGGGATATGCTATTGAATTCTTTCTACTTTGGATTACTTTCGGATATTCTAGGTAGAGATTCTAAAACAGCAACTTTCGAACAACTACAAGAACACTTTGAAAGGGGTGAATACATACCTCTAACTGAAACTGAAAATTATACTTTAGATAGTATTAAGAAGCAATTTTTAGGAGATGTGAAAGCGCATGAAGGTAAAATATTCAGAGATGTAAATAATATTATAGATGAGAAGGAGAAGGATAATAGAGTAGCCTATGAAAAAGTTATTAGAGATGAAATAAAAACAGGCTTGATAGAGAAAAAGACTAGAGCTCAAATAGCGAGTGGTATCTCAAGGAAAACTGGAGATTGGAATAGAGATTTCACTAAAGTAGTAGAATACGTGTCTCATCTAGCTTTATCTGAAGGAAGAGCAGCTTTAGTAGAGAGAAAGAGTGGAGCGGATGCTTTAGTGTATATGCAGGTGTATAAAGGTGCTTGTAAGCATTGCATAAGATTATATTTAACAAATGGTGTAGGATCAAAGCCTGGAATCTTCAAACTCTCAGAATTAAAGAGTAATGGTTCGAATATAGGTAGAAAAGTTGCTGAATGGAAAGCGGTTATTCCACCTATACATGTGCATTGTAGATGTAATTTGCATGAAGTTCCTGAAGGATATGAATGGGATGAAGGGACTAAAACCTTTAGCAAACTAAGAAAAAAAGAACCTATTGAGATGAAAAGAAAACCAATAAGAGTTTCTTTTGGAGAAAAAACTTATTCCGTTTAAAATATTTTTCTTAATTTTACAAAAATATTAATAATTATAATTTAGCTATGAAGGAACATGTTGGACTTTGTGATTTTAAAAGTAATCTATCAAAATCGTATAAAACCGAAAGATTATTAGAAGATGAAACGCTTTTTAATAAAACTCTAAACACTTTGAATGATAACTTTAAAAAGGGTTTGATTACAGAAGAGCTTTGTGTAAAAGCAGCAGTACAATTAGATGAAATTATGAAAGCTAGAAACGTAAAATATTATAAAAGAGAAGGATCTCCAAGTAATTACAAGTATTACTATACAGAAGAACAATATAAGAAAGAGAAAGGTGGAAAGAAAGAAGAAGGTGGGGGAAATAAATCTCAAGAGGAAAAAGATTTAGAAGGTGATAAAAAATAAAAATTTCTATAGGATACAGTACAATAAAAATAAATAATGTTGGAACAACAAAATATAATAAAGCGATTAGATGAAGTGAGTATAGTAAATCAAAAAGCTATCATTGAACAAGATTTGCTTATTAAGAAGGCTTTAAGCTCCGATTCGCCCGATGTAATATATAAAGCTCAAAAATATTTACAGAAGATAGAAGAGAAGAATAATGATGTAAAAGCTCGATCTATACTCGTTGATCCTATGTCCACTAACATTGGATTAGGTTATAGAGAAAAATCAGCATCTATTTCTTACGCTGTACTAAAGAACATGTCAAAGATACCTATCATTAAAGCTATTATAGAAACAAGAAAAGAGCAAGTTTGTGGATTCTTAGAACCTCAACCAGATAAATACAGTACAGGTTTCGTAATTAGACCTAAGAAAGCAAGTAGAGGTAGCGATAATGAGATTAAATTAACTAAAGAACAAGAAAGAAGAGTAGGAGAATTAACTGAATTCTTATTAAGCTGCGGAGCTAACAGTAATGAATGGCATGGGGATACATTAGACACTTTAGTTAGGAAATGCACACACGATTCTTTAACTTATGATCAACTATGTTTTGAGAATATAAGAGATAAGAAAGGTGAATTAATAGAAACAATAGCGGTGGATGGCTCTACTATGAGATTCTTACATACTGAAGATGATGGTAGGAATGAGGAGAGGGAAGAAGTAAGTGGATATTTACCTATGTACGCCCAAGTTTATATGAATAGACCGGTAGCTGAATTTTATCCATGGGAGCTGTGCTTTGGAATACGCAATCCACAATCAGATATCTATGCCAATGGATATGGTAGAGGTGAGTTGGAGGATTTGATAGCTATAGTTACTTCTATTTTATGTGCCGAGCAATACAATTCTAATTACTTTAAAACAGGATCCAATCCAAAAGGTATTCTAAAGGTTAATGGAAATATTTCGGAAGCTAGAATTCAAGAGTTTAAAGCTCAATGGCAAACTCAAATGGCAGGTGTAAATGGAGCACATAAACTCCCGATCATAGAAGCTGATAAGATGGATTTCATCACAACACAAGCCTCCAATAAGGATATGGAGTACTCTAAATACTATGAATTCCTATTGAAGATAACTTGCGCAGTTTTTAAATTAGACCCCTCTGAAATAGGGTTTACCTTAAGTGGTAGCTCAGATTCAAGTCCTATGTTCGAAGGTAATAACGAAGCTAGATTAAAACATAGTAAAGATAAAGGTTTGAAGCCCTTATTGAAGTTTTGGCAAGCAAAGATAAACAAATACATCATAGATCAAATAGATAGTGAGTATGAATTTCTATTCGTTGGATTAGATGCAGAAACAGCCACACAAGAATTAGAAGGTGATGTTAAGAAAGTCGCTAATTTTCTAACTGTAAATGAAGTTAGAAGAAAATATGGTTTGAAAGATATATCAGATGGTGATATAATCCTTAACCCTGTAATGATGCAAGCTAAAATGCAAGCTAGTATGGAAGGTGGAGAT